CGGCATCCTCGAACGAGCACACACGCGCAACCTCGGCAATCGCGCTGGCGGCACAGGTCGTCTCGTAGTCAGGAGCAGCACCGAGCGGCGCCTCAATAAGCTCCGCCTGAGAAACAACGTCGAGCGAGCGGCCATGCGCCAATAGCATATCAACGGTGCAGAAGAGCTCGCAGCGGGCCGCAAGGCGACCGCCAGGCTTACGTGCGCCCTTAGCCACGGCACGCACCTGCCGACCCCGCTCGTCAAGCATCGTCAGGATCAGGTCCGTCTCTTTGAGCTTGGTTTTGTCGAGAACGAGCACCTTCGTGCGATATGTCCGGGAGCCTGCCATGCGCGCCGTGCGTCCTTAGTCCTCGGCGAAGTAGTAGATAAGTGTTCTATAGGTCTCCATAGCGCTCCATAGTGCAGTTATACGTTTCCATAGGTCTCCATAGTAGTGCATATTTCAGAACTTATGGACTGAGTTAGGACGCGGATAGACCCGTAGACAAAAATAGCCCCCGTCTCCTATCACTGGGAAACGGGGGCTAATAACCTCAAACGAGGTTTGTATTGCGCCTTTAATTTAATCGTCTCGGAACGCACCGACAAGGCATAGGGCCAAGAAGAAAATCAGGCTACCGAAGGTGGAGCCGAGGATAAAGGCGATTACCAAACCCATCATCGGCGTGTGCCGTCAGACACGTAGCACTGGAGACGATCAAGCGCGTATCCGTAGATGCCAGCATAGTCATCGCCGCCGTAGGTGGAACCGTCATCGCAGACCTCATCGTGCCAGTTTGCGTGCGCAACGTCCTGAGCACGGTAGTAGACCTGCTTGTACTCGCCGGACGTGGTGATGTAGAACATCTTCACGCCGTCGATCGTCTGACCCCAAAGGCCCGCCATGCCGTTGACGGAGTCGCTGTAATTGGCGGTCTGGACGTAGTCGAGCCAGCCGCTCTCCTTGGTGTGGACTCGGTACATGAGGGTGCCAGAATCCACCCAGGCGATGAGCATGTCGTGCGATCCATAGGGTACGCCGGCGAAGCCCTCGCTATTAGAGTCGTTGAAGTTGGTGACGACTTCGTTCCATCCGCCGCCGCGGTTGTGCAAGGCGTAGTGGATGTTGACGCTTTTGCCCGTGGACTTCGGGAAGCTCGTGCGAGTAGCAGAAGTGGAGGGCTGGTACGTGCCGCCGTTAGCATCGGTCGGTGCGGTCGGCGCGATGTAGCCGCTGCCGAGGTAAGCTGCCACGGCTTGCTTGAACTCGTACCATGTCTTACCGTACTGACGGAAGTATCCGTTGGGGTCGGTATGATCGGAGCCGCCCCAGCGCTGGGCTGCTTCATAGTGAGACAGCAGGCGGGACGTATCCCAGCCGTGGGAGCGCAGTTCATCGCCTGCCCACTTGACCGCCTCGTTCCACTGCTTTGCAAAGTCGGAAGCGTTCGTGGCGTGGGCGAGCTCAATGCCAATGGTTGCGTAGTTGCCGTTGCCCACGTGCCAGCACAAACGGTTCTCCGCGACGGTGTTGTAGACAGTAGAACCGTCCAGCTCCATGACATGGTGAACGGCATACGTGTCATTGCCGCGCCAATACAGCACGTGATTCCACGCGGACGCACCGGGATTAGCTGTCTCGTGGATAACCAAGTACTGGGCGTTGAGGTAGCCATGACCGTTGCTCACGTAGGCATCTTTGCTCTGGTAGGCCTCGGCGCTGAGTGGAGCGGCAAGCGCTGCCACAAGGGCGAGGATGACGGCAAAGGCACTACGGAGCGGCAGCTTTCGCTTAGGCTCAGTCATGCTTACCACCAGCTTTGAGACGGGCTGCATCGACCGCCTGCTCTGCTGCTGCATAGATCGCTGCGCTCGCGACCCCGCAAACGGTGCCGATGGCGGCGACGGTCTGGTTGTCCGTGGCGATGCCGGCGACACTGGTCGCGACGGAGCCCAAGAAGGCAGCCGTGCAAAGCCAGAACTTTCGGCTTGTCAGTTTCTTGACAATATCTTCGGTAGTCATAATTCCTCCTATCTACCTTTTTCTTTGTCATAGAGCAGGTCAACCCGATCGCAGATGTGGTCGACCTTCTGCGCCATTCCCTGGCTTCTCGCCTGACTGTGCGCGAGGTCGTTGTGCAAGGCCTCGTTAGATGTGACGACTGATTCCATGAGGGTCTTCATGGCTTCCATCAGTGAGTTCGAGCGCTCCATCTGGGCGGCGATTCGCCCCTCCATCTCAGACCGCTCGCGATCGCGCTGGGCACGCTCCTTGACTTCATCCTGCTTACGCTCCTCGCGCTTCAGGTCAATCTCGCCTTTTCGTTCGTTCTGGCGCTTGTACTCTTCGAGAAATTGCTTTCCGAAGTAAAAGGCAATGAGCGCAAGCGCCGCGCCGCCGAGCCAACCAGGGCCGTATGGCGCAAAGAGTTTGAGCACTTCCATCCACTCACCTCCCCTCTCCTACGCTTGGAATTAATTGCGAGTATCAAGCCGCCGTCCCCCGCGCTTTAAAGCCAAAAATCCCAGACGAAATGCGGAGGTCTACCATGCAAAACGTCTGGGATTTTTTAGAGATTGGACTGTCAAAAATGCTGTTTTCCACCGCCGTCACCGAGTACATGAGCGACAAGGGCAAGCGCCTGCGGGCCACCACATTGGAGGGATACCGCAGCGCCATCCGCTGCCACCTGATGCCGATGTGGGGCAAGCGTGAGATCGAGACGATCAGCTTTGAGGAAGTGCAGGATTGGGTGGACGGTTTCGACCTGCCCGGTGCCGCCGAGAAGGCCTACAAGACGTTCCGCCAGATATACCGCTGGGTGCTTCGCCGCCACCAGCTCAGAATCTGGGACGTGACGCAGGGAGTGGAGTTGCCTCAAAAATTTTTGCTGAACCACACATAAAAAGGTGTTCCTTGGATACTGATCTGAAACCCGGCGTCCTCAGCGTATGAGATGTTTAGCTTTATGTCAGGCTCAATGAAATTGATACGGGATACGGAATGCTCCTACACGTTCGCCCTAATCTTGAGAGCTGTCACGTAATTGACCGTCACGTAAAGGTAGTTCTCGCCGTTTATGTTCTGCCAGCTGAGTTGAATCATGTTCTTGCCGTCGCCGGTAATCAGACTCTTTGTGGTCGAGGATACGGAATGCTACTTAGTCCATAGTGTTTTGATATTGCCTGTAGTTCCGTACTGTAATTGGATGCCTTCTGCTTTCGATATGGTGGCGTAAAGCGATTTGCCGTCCTTTAAACGGAATTGCATTTGGATATAAGTATCATCGCCCGACCCCCACGAGCCGTAGGTAATGGAGGTAACGTCTCCCCAGAAGTCCGGCACTCGGGATACGGAATCCCCGAGCTTATTGATTTGGGTGGCGCAGTCGTTCACGCCGCCCTCGATGCGGTTCAGCTCGGCGGCGGTGATGGGGGTATTGCCGCCGACCTTGTCCTTCCAGAGCTTCTTCGCGAAGGTTACGAGATTTGCCATTGTGGTGTCCTTTCTTTAGACGGTGAACGGCGTCCAAGCGCCCTTTTCGTCGGGGAATGTGCTGTCGGATGGGAATGTCGTGGCGCCGGGCCACAGTGCCGTGCCGGGCAAGTTGGCGTCCCAGCGCTTGAACGATGCGATCTTGTGCGTGCCCTCGTTCGTCTGCACCCAGAGCATCCCGTCGACACGCTTGTCTCGGGCGGGCTCCGCGGCCTGCATGTAGTAGGGCTTGGTCGCAGATGCCGCGGCGTTCGCCTGCTTGGCGGCTGCGTTGGCTGCGCTCGCGGCTCTGTTCGCGGCGTCGGCGTTAGCGTCTGCCGAAGCAGCGGAGGAATCAGCCTTGCTCGCGGATGCGTTGGCGCGGTCAATAACCTTGTTTAAGTTCGCGATCGTGTCGTAAAGCTCCTTGACCGCATCGCCGCTGGTCGTGCCGGATTCAAGCGATACGAGATTTCGGTCGACCGAAGCATGGAAGACGCGAGTACAGACCACATCGGAGCCCTGCCAGAACTGGACGCACAGATGCGCTGAATCGGTCTTGAGCACGCTACCGGGTGCCGCGCACTCCCAGGCGGCGGTCTCATAACCGCTGACAGGGGTCATCGTCTTATAGCCGCTGTTGCCGCACCCATCGGCGTACACCAGTTTCGCCGTGATGCCGGCGACGGACGTGATTGCCTTGCCGTTGTCCGTCAGCTTGACCAGAAGCGTGCGACCGTTTGAATCGCCGCCGGAGAGCATCACTGGCGGGATGTAATCGTTTGCCGTGTCCACATCGATGGTGATGCGCCGGAAGTTGTCTAGAGCCATCTTGACCCCCTTAGTTGCTTGCTGCGGTCAATAATCGGACAGCTGTCCCCCGCCGGATTAGCCTTGGTCGTGCTCGAACATCCAGCAAAGCTCTATCTGGTGGCTGATCATTCGGTCGCCTCCAGCGCCTTGAGCGC